TCTCACGAAACTGTAGCACTTGCTTTTGCTCTAACAGAAGAGGCGGTAGAGGATAATTTATATGACCGTTTAGGAGCTAGATACACTAAAGCTCTTGCACGTTCTATGGCCAATACCAAGCAAATCAAAGCAGCCGCAGTATTGAACAATGCGTTCTCTGTTGCAGGTGGCGACGGTAAAGTGTTGATTGCAACTGACCACCCTCTAAGTGGCGGTGGCACACTAGCAAACCGTGCGACTACTATGGCAGACTTGAATGAAACATCACTTGAAGATGCGCTAATCAGTATTAGCACATTTACAGATGATCGTGGACTCAATATTGCTTTGAGAGGTATGAAACTAATCGTTCCTCCTCAACTTGTATTCGTTGCAGATAGACTTCTACAGACTCCAGGGCGAGTAGGAACATCTGATAACGATGTAAACGCAATCAGAAATACAGCAATGATTCCTGACGGTTACGTAGTAAACCACTACCTAACTGATACAGATGCTTTCTTCCTCAAGACAGATTGTCCTGATGGATTCAAGCATTTTGAAAGATCACCAATGTCAACTGCGTTGGAAGGTGACTTTGATACAGGTAACATGCGATACAAAGCTAGAGAAAGATACTCTTTCGGGTACTCTAACTTTAGAGCTGTATTCGGTTCTCAAGGAGCTTAATCGAACCTCCAGTAGGGTTTATCACTCAACTACTGATAAAGGGTGCATTTGCACCCTTTTTTTATACCTTTATAAAAGGTTTATTTTTTTAACCATACAGAGTAAGATGATATTGTGTTTAATTAGCTTAATGAGGGCCGTTTCGGTTTCCATTAATACAAAATAAAGGAGTTCATAATGGCTAATCCACATTTTCAAAACTTAATACTATGGGCAGGTAATACTGTTGCTAGTAAAAACAAAAAAAATCTACCGATGTTCCAACCATATCCATCGGATCAGACTTACTATGGTTACTTCAATGACTTCATGACTTACAACTCAGGTGATTGGACTGTAACTACTACAGAGGCTGGATCAGGTAGTGCGTCAGAAGCAGTAACATCATCAGCAGGTGGTGCTTTGTTGCTAACAAACGCAGCAGGTGATAACGATTTAGATTTCCTTCAACTAAAAGGCGAAGCGTTTAAATTAAGCACCAGTAAAAGAGCATACTTCTCAGCTAGATTTAAAGTTAACGATGTAGACCAATCAGACTTTGTTATGGGGTTAGGTATTACTGATACTACACCTCTTGATACTACTGATGGTGTTTTCTTTATCTCAGCAGACGGAGATGCAGGACTAGACTTTCTTGTTGAGAAAGATAACAGCAACACTACAACTGAAGATGTAGCGACAATGGAAGACGATACTTTTATAACTGTAGCTTGGTTTATTGATCCAGACGCATCAAAAGTATTTTATGCAGTAAATAATGCAGAACCAGTTGGTGTTGTAAATACAAATCTACCTGATGATGAGGAATTAACTGTATCATTTGGCATACAAAACGGTGAGGCTTCAGCGCAAACTATGACAATTGATTACGTCAACGTACTCATCGAAAGATAGGAGAGTACAATGGCAGATACAGTAACTTCTCAAACCATTCAAGATGGTCAAAAGATTGCTATCTTAAAATTTACCAATGAGTCAGATGGTACTGGTGAATCATCGGTTAAAAAAGTTGATGTTTCAGCGTTATCAAAAAACACTTTGGGACAGTCATGCACTAGCGTTTCAATAGCACGTATTTATTGGGCGACTAGAGGTATGGGCGTTGATATTGAATTTGATGCCTCTACGAATGTACTGGCAATACCACTCCCTGCTGATAGTACAGGCGACGAATACTATGATGACAGGTTTAGCGGTATACCAAACAATGCTGGCTCTGGAGTGACTGGAGATATTGATTTTACGACTGTTGGACACTCTAGCGGTGATGCCTATTCAATAATTATGGTGCTAAACAAAAATTACTGATGGCTGAATATAGAGGTAAAAAGGTAACTCTAAACAAACCCAGGAGGATCTCAAAAGGTTCTCCTGGGTATGGTAAAAAAACTAGAGAGGTTTTTGTTAGAGACCCTGCTTCTGGTAATATAAAACGTGTAACATTTGGCGATCCTAAATTAGGCGCACATCCAAACAACCCAAAAAAAAGAAAGGCTTATTGTGCGCGGAGTAAAAACTTAGGTGATGACAGAACCAAAGCTAATTATTGGTCAAGAAGACAATGGAGATGCTAGTTGGCGAAAAAAAGAGATCCAAAGGTAGGAACAGGTAAAAAACCAAAAGGTAGCGGAAGACGTTTATATACAGACGAAAATCCAAAAGATACTGTTTCAATAAAATATGCGACAGTGCAAGATGCTATAGATACAGTAAAAAAAGTAAAGAGAACAAAAAAACCTTTTGCAAGATTGATACAAATATTAACTGTTGGTGAACAAAGATCAAAATATGGCGGTAAACCAAAACAAGCAGAGATATTTAGAAGAGGTAAAGACGCGATAAGAAAAAAATATGGTAGGATAAAATAATGGCAAAAAAGAAAGCGAAAAGTGGTGGTAAGATTTGTCCAGAAGGTAAAGCCTGGGCAAAAAGAACTTTTGATACATATCCCAGCGCGTATGCAAATATGGCAGCATCCAAGTATTGTAAAGATCCAAACTATGCAAAAGGTGCTAAAGGAAAGAAAAGAGTCAAAAAAGCAGGCGGTGGCTTAGTTTTTAAAGTGCGTGGACAAGGCAAAGTGATGAAAGAGAGACTTAGATAATGGGTCAACTCAAAGAATGGAGAGAACAAAATTGGGTCAGGATTGGTACTGATGGTTCGATAAAAGGGCCGTGTGGAACAAGTGAAGATAAAAAAAACCCAGATAGATGCTTGCCTGAAAAAACAGCAAGAAGTTTATCAAAAAGAGAAAGAGCTGCAACTGCTAATAAGAAAAAAAGAGAAGGTGCAAAAGGTGAAACAGTCGTAGCAAATACCAAAAAAGCAAAAGTTAGAGTAAATATGGGCGGTGAAATGAGAAAACAGAACCGCGTCAAAATGAAAAACGGTGGATTCATCGCAAAAGGGTGTGGTAAGGTTATGAAAGATAGACGCAAAGTAACAACAATCTCTTAGGAGCAAACATGCCTAAAAAGAAAACTACAGCAGAAAAAGAAATGGAAGCAAAACTAGCTGCAAGAAAGGCAGCGAAAGTTAGACCAGAAGAACCTCAAGCAGATGAAAGAATTTATCTGAACATGCCAAAAAAGAAAAAAGTCGCAAAGAAAAAAACAAAAAAGAAAACAAAGAGTAAATAATAATGGCTTTGTCAGGCAGTACAAATTTTGAGCCTAATGTTACAGAGTTCATAGAAGAAGCGTATGAAAGATGCGGTTTAGAACTCAGAACTGGCTATGACTTAAAGACAGCTAAAAGATCAATAAACCTCATGTTAGCTGAATGGGCAAACAGAGGATTGAATCAATGGACGATTGAGCAAGCAACGCAGACTGTCACAGAAGGACAAGCATCTTACAGTCTTAATTCAAACGTGATTGATTTATTAGATATGGTGGTGCGTCGAACAGTCAATAGTGTTGATACAGATACCAATATAACCAGAATAAGTAGATCAGAATATTTAAACATACCTACTAAAACTCAGAAGGGCAGACCTTCTCAATTCTTTTTTGATAAATTGACTACTCCTGCGATTAAAGTATGGCCTACACCTGAAAACTCAACTGACATTTTAGTATTTAACAAGTTAGTAAGGATGGACGATGCAGATACAGCAAGAAATACAATGGATATGCCATTTAGATTTTTTCCTTGTTTTACAGCAGGATTAGCATATTACCTGTCTGTCAAACGCGCACCAGAAAAAACAAGCATGCTCAAAGAAATTTACGAAGAGGAGTTTAGGAGGGCAGCCGATCAGGATGAAGATCGTGCCTCCTTCAGAATAAAGCCATCGATGCGAAGTAGTTACTGATGTCTTATGCAACTGGTAAATTTGCACTTGGACTATGCGATAGATGTGGTTTTGAGTATAAATTAGGTGAATTAAGAGAGGAATGGAACGGTTTTAAAACTTGTCCTGACTGCTATGAACCTAAAGCACCACAAATAGAACCATTACCTGTTGTCAATGATTCAGAGGCATTATATAAGCCAAGACCAAACAATGATGCAGAAGTTGGTGAAGGGTTCGTTGTGGTGAGCGATGCGAATGTATTTAACAGTAGTAGCACCAATTTTTTATGTATGAATTCATCAATATTAGGGTCTAATTTTTCTCTTACCGAAATGACTTCAGCACTTGGAACAGTTACAATTACGACATGACATACTCAGAATTAACAACCCTAATACAAAATTATACGGACAATAATGAAACTACGTTCAATAATACTATTGCTGATTTTGTAAAAAATACAGAGGATAGAATATTTAACCTAGTACAGTTTGATTTTTTTAGAAGGAATCAAATAGGTAGCTTTACCGCAGGTAACAGGTTTTTGACCTGCCCTAGTAATTTTGTTCTGAGTTTTTCACTTGCGGTCATTGATTCATCAAGTGATTATAATTTTTTAGAAAAGAAACACCCCAGCTTTATGCAGGAATACGTTCCTGACATTACTGATACCAGTCTGAGAGGACTGCCTTTATACTACGCAGATTTCGATAAAGAATTTAGCACTTCTTCAAGTGATGGTTCTACTATTGTTGTCGCGCCTGTACCCGACTCAAATTATTCTGTTGAGTTGCATTATCTTTACAAACCGACGAGCCTTGTTACCGATACAAGTGGCACTTGGCTATCGCAAAATGCTAGAGAAGCATTATTATACGGCTGTTTAGTTGAGGCTTATACTTTCATGAAGGGTGAACAAGATTTACTCAATACTTACGAACAAAGATTTTTACAGAGTATAGATAGATTGAAGAATAGAGCAGAGGCTAGAGGAAGACGAGATGAATATCGTTATGACTCCCTTCGCTCACAAGTAAGTTAATATAAAGGAGAAAGTATGAAGCCTATCAAGAAACTTGAGGGCAAGACTGTAGCTATTGTCGGCATGGGCAAAAGTTGGTTTGACTACAATCTTGCAAAATCCCACGGAGTACATTTTGACGAAGTATGGGCAATAAATGCCGTAGCTGATGTCATATTTCATGATCGTATATTCATGTTAGATCCTGCCAGTAGATTCTTAGATTCTGATGATGCTGGTGGTCAAACTAAAAGTATGGCAAAAATTTGTAAGACACATAAAGGCCCAATATATACGTGTGAATTAGATAAAAGGTGTCCAGGATTAATTGAATATCCGATAGATGAAATAGTATCGGAGTTCAGGTGTTATTATCTTAACAATACAGTTGCATACGCAATAGCTTTTGCCCTTTGGTGTAAAGTAGGAACTCTTAAATTGTTCGGTATAGATTTTACATACAAGGGTAATTTACATTTTGCTGAGTCTGGCAGAGCTTGCGTTGAGTTTTGGTTGTGTAAATCTATGGAAAGAGGCATGACTGTAGAAGTAGCTAATTCATCATATTTATTAGATACAGCTATACCAGGTGATGAAAGATTATATGGATATCACAGACTAGATGATCCAAAAGTCATCCTTGCTGATAAAAACGACAATTATCGTGTTTTTAACAAAAGCCAAGTACAGACATCGCAAAAACAGCAAGAGGTTGTTTTGATGGATAGATACGACAGTCATTTGAAAAAAAACAAAGTAGGAGAGCCGAATAAATGGTAATCAAAATTACACCCGACGGTAAACCAGAACTAGGTCTGGTTGAGGTATCAACAACTAAATATGGTGGCCATCCACCTGAATTTTGGTCGCAGCAGCTTGTAGAAAAAATATGCTCATATTCAGATGACAATGAGCCACATGTAAAAGAGCAAGCAAGAGCTTATCAGGATTTAATTTACAAGGTTTGTTTGATTTATATTAAAAATGCTATAAAATCTTATAAAGCTAGTTTGATACAAGAGCTAATTAAAGCAGGCGAGGAAGACTTAGCTGAAATTATTAAGAGGATTTAAATATGGCTATATCTAGCACACTGACAACGAGTTTTAAGGTTGAGCTTCTAACTGCTACACACAATTTTACTAACAGTTCTGGTAACTCATTCAAACTAGCTCTATACACAAGTTCAGCAACGCTAGGAGCGACTACAACCGCTTTTACAACAACAGGGCAAGCATCAGGTACTAACTACACATCAGGTGGTGCTGCTTTGACGAATGTCACGCCAAGCTCTACAGGTACAACAGCAGTAACCGATTTCGCTGATCTTACTTTCAGCACAGCTACTATAACAGCTAGAGGTTGTATGATTTACAACGATACCAACAGCGACAAATCTGTTGCTACTATCGACTTCGGTGGAGATAAAACAAGTACAGCAGGCGATTTTACAGTAGTTTTTCCAGCAAAAGCAGCTTCAACAGCTATTATCAGAATAGCTTAATACGATGCCTGATGCAGGTTGGGGTCGAGGTACTTGGGGATCAGGTAGTTGGGGTAGTGACTCCGTATCCGTAAGTATTAGCGGTGTTTCTGCTACAAGCGCAGTTGGTTCTTTATCTGTAGACGCAGAAGCAAATGTAACACTATCTAGTGTATTGGGGACAAGTTCTCTAGGCACTCCATCTACAAACGCAGCATCAAACGTATCTGTTTCAGGTTTATCATCAACAAGCTCATTAGGGTCAGTAACACTTGATTGTGAAGCAAATGTGTCTGTATCTGGCCTATCAGCAACTACAGGCGCACCAACAGCAGGTGTAAACGCTCAAGCGATTGCAGTTGTAGCAGGTGCAGTAGGCACATTAGGATCTGTAAGTGTTGATGTCGATGGAGAAGCAAATGTTGCAGTAACGGGAGTGGTTGCCACAAGTGCAGTTGGATCTGTAACTGTAAATCATAATTCTGTAACTAACGTAACAGGTGTAGCATCTACGAGTGCTTTGGGTACACCAACTATTACCACACAAAATAATGTTTCGGTTTCTTTGGATGCTATGACAGGACTTGTTGGTACAATAAGAATACAATGGACAGATATAGACCAAAATCAATCTTCAGGTTTTAATGATGTTGATGATTCACAATCCTCAAGTTTTTCAGATATTACAGAAACACAGTCTCCAGATTGGACTGATGTTGCTGCATGATTTATAGTATGATTATTAATTTGTAATTTACCAAAAACGGAGTAAATAGATGGCAAGTTCTTATGTAAATGATCTTAGACTCAACGAAATGGCAACTGGAGATGCTAGTGGAACTTGGGGAGATAACACAAACACCAATTTAGAATTGATAGGTGAGGCGTTGGGTTTCGGGACAGAAGCAATAACGACGAACGCTGACACACATACAACAACTGTAGCTGATGGTGCAACCGATCCTGGCAGAGCAATATACATAAAATATACTGGCACACTAGATTCAGCTTGTACGATTACGATTGCACCAAATACTATGAGTAGACTGCATTTTATTGAAAATGCTACAAGTGGCTCGCAAAACATAATAATTTCACAAGGTAGTGGCGCAAATGTGACCATACCAGCTGGTGATGTAAAAGCTGTTTATTTAGATGGTGCTGGTTCAGGTGCAGCAGTGACTGATGCTTTTGCAAGTTTGAATGTCGTAGATTTGAAAGTAGAGGACGATTTAACAGTTACAGATGATGTTTCTATTGGAGGTGCCTTAACACTTACAGGTAATGGCGACTTTAATGGTGATCTTGATGTTGACGGCACTACAAACCTAGATGTCGTAGATGTTGATGGTGCTGCAAACTTTGCTGCTGATGTAACTTTTGCAGATGGTGCAGACATCATTACGGCTTCAGCAGGAACATCAAACTTCAGAGCAGGTGTCAACGCAGGTAACTCAATTCAATCAGGCGGTAACCAGAATGTTTGCGTAGGTGATGAAGCTGGTACTGCGATTACGACTGGTGATAACAATGTTGCTATTGGATACCAGGCTTTATACGCAAACACCACAGCATCTAATAATGTTGCAGTTGGATATGACGCATTACGAGCCAATACCACAGGAACGCAAAACGTAGCAGTAGGACAAAAAGCCTTAGACGCTAATACAACAGCAAACGACAATACTGCTGTAGGTCTTGTTGCTCTTACATTAAATACAACTGGAGCTTCTAATACAGCAGTTGGAAAAGGAGCTTTATCTGCAAATACTACCGCAAGTAACAATACTGCTGTTGGTTTCCACGCTCTTGATTTAAACACTACAGGCACAGAGAATGTTGCAGTTGGTAAAGATGCTATGGCTGCAAACACAACAGGCTCATATAACACCGCAGTCGGTGGTTATGGAACTTTAGATGCGAACACAACTGCGAATAATAATACAGCTATTGGTGCTGGTGTTTTAACTGTAAACACAACAGGTGCTAACAATACTGCTGTAGGAGCTTATACTTTAGATGCTAATACTACAGCAAATGATAACACAGGTATGGGATATGCTGCTTTATCAAATAATACAACAGGCGCTAGTAATACTGCTATGGGACGTAGTGCTTTAGGAGGAAATACAACAGCAAATAATAACACCGCAGTTGGCTATGATGCTGGAGGAGATATAACAACTGGTAGCTCTAATACTGCTCTTGGTATGGAGGCTCTAAGTAAAACCACTACTG